ACAATTGCATTACAAACTGCAGATTCATTAGCCAATGTTGCTACAACACAAGTAAATGAAGCCGTAACTGCAATGACAAATGCTGCTCAAGTTACAACAAATTATTATGCAGAGCAACAAAGAATTGCTGCAGAAAATGCTCGTATTGCTGCAGAATTAGCAGCACAACAAGCAGCACAAGAAGCTGCAGCAGCAGAAGCAAGAGCAGCAAAAGCAGCGGAATTAGCAGCACAAGCAGAAGCAAATAGAATTGCTGCAGAAAAGGCTATAGCAGATGCAAAGGCTGCACAAGAAAAAGCAGCAGCGGAAGCAAAGGCTGCTGAAGATGCAAGAATTAAAGCAGAACAAGATGCAAAAGAAGCACAAGCAGCAGCAGATAAAGCAAAAGCAGATGCAGAAATACAAGCAGCAAAAGATGCTCAATCTAAAGCAGATGCTGCGAAAGCAGAGGCGGAAAAAGCTGCAGCAGAATTAGCAGCTAAAGAAAAAGCAGCAGCAGATGCTGCATTGGCTGAACAAAAAGCTAAAGATGAAGCTGCAAAAGCAGAGCAAGAAGTTGCAAATGCAAAAGCTGAAGCGGATAAAAAAGCAGCAGCAGAAGCTGCAGTAAAAGCGGAGCAGGAAGCTAAAGCTGCAGAACAAGCAGCTAAAGATAAAGCAATAGAAGATGCTAAAAAAGCAACAGAATCTGGAAAAGAATTAAGTAAAGAAGAAAAGGTTGCAGTTGTAGCAGCATTAGTTGAAAACCTAAAACCAGGGGAATCAATTTCTGCAGCAGATATTAAATCTTCTGGCGTTGAGTTTAAAGATTTGCCACCATCTACACCAGTTGAAATGAGAACTTCAGAAAACGGAGAAGTATTAGTAATAACAGCAGCGGTTGCTGCAAATGTAGCGTTGGTTCAAGATCCAACAGCTTTAGCAACAGCTTTATTTACAGACCCTGGAGCAGCATTAGCAGCTTTAGGAAGTATAGGTGCTGATATGACTCCAGGAGAAAGAAAAGAAGCTACACATATGGTGGTAGCAACAGTAGTAGCAACGGGTGCAGCATTAAATGCTGTAGGACTTGCAACGGGAGGCGGAGCCCCAGCGGGAGGCGGAACAGGCGGAACAGGAAGTTCATCTGGAGGAACAAATTCAGGTGGCACAAGGAGGAATGAAAGATGGTAAGACTAATTAAAAATGTAATAAATGATCTAATTGATCAGGCATGGACCCTTCTTGGTATGTTTATTGCCTGGGTAGTTTTAGATGGTAGCGCAAAAGTTGTTGTTGGATATGGAATTATAGCCACAACAATTATTTGGATACTTACTAGCCCAATTAGACATAGAAAAGAGGAATAGTGATGAAATCATTGAATAACGTCTTGATGCGTATGGTTGCAGTATTTGCTGCTTCTGGACTTTCAGTAATTGGAGCTGGAGCAGTGGCTGGAATTTCTGTTGTAAAGGCAGTATTTGTTGCTGGACTTACAGCAGTTGCAGCAGTTGTTGAAAAGCTTGCTCGTGCATTTATGGACGATGGAAAGCTGACACTAGATGAAATTAACGCAGCATTTTCAACAGTTGATAAAGGTGCAAAGACAGAAGCTGATCTTAAAGTTGAAGCACGTCAAGCAGCTGAAGCCCTAGAGAAGGCAGCTATCGCTGCGTTGCCACAGGTAATCGCAACGGTGGAAGATAAAACTCTAGACCCAGATTACAATTAAATGATATACTAATGTTATGAATAAATATCGCATTAAATTAAATATAGAAGTAGAAGTTGAAGCTTTTAATTTAGAAGATGCAACTGAATATATTCAGGATATATTTAATATAGATGACGAAATCAAAAAAGTTGATATCGTTAAAATAATAGCTAAATAGCGTTGACAAGACCGTCGTTTTACATGTATAATTATGTAGTACGGCGGTTTTGTGCATTGGTCCATAGCTCAGTTGGTAGAGCGTCGCACTGTTAATGCGAATGTCCCAGGATCGAGACCTGGTGGACCAGCGTATGCCCGAATGGTGGAATCGGTATACACGGCAGACTTAAAATTTGCTGCTTCACGGCATGTCGGTTCAAGTCCGACTTCGGGTACTAGGAAAGAGTAAAATGTTACACCTCACGGAGAAAGGCGTCGATATCTTTATTAAAAGATCTCGAACTAAAACACAAGATTCATTTTGGAATAATTACGATCTTGTAATATGGAAAAAAGATGATGGCGGGTATACATCTATTAATGGAATGTATAGAAAAGATGCTTGGGGTAAGTCAGAAAAAATTTCTGTCGACCATAGGGGAATCTGGAAGCTGCCAAAAAAATATGTCAAATATTTTAAATAGTTTAAATATAGAAGAAGATGAAGTTCAATGGTATAAGTTAGCTTTATGCTTAGGAATGGATACAAATTTATTTTTTGATAAATATGAAGTTGATATCAATATAGCAAAAAATATTGATGAAGCATGTCTATCTTGTCCAGTCATTAAAATATGCTATGATAATGGAGTAGAAAATAATGATTATGGTGTGTGGGGCGGAGTTTATTTGAATTCTGGATCACATGATAAAATAAAGAATGCACATAAAACTAAAGATGTATGGAAAAGGATTAAAGAAAAACATGTTTATTGATAAAAGCTCTGAAAAACAAGCAGAACATTTTAAATATGGAATCAATCAATGGACTGGTGAGCCAAACAAACCAACTTTTTATACAAAAGAAATGGCTAAAAAAGTAAGAGAACTAAAATCACCAGCAAGGGATCTACAGATGGATATTGTTAAATATCCAGAATTTTTAGCAATTAGGTTATATGAAGATAATTTTGCACAATATGACGGCTCACTTCGAGTTAAAGTCATTGAATACGTAGAAATGGTTAAAAATATCTTGGAGTCATACGGAGTAAGAGTTGAGCTTGAAGGTAAGCCAGGAGGAAAAGTAAATGGATAAAGTCCTATGCTATTCATGTAATAAAAGCAAAAATCAGTTAACTGCAAAAAAATCAGGTTTACTTGCTGTTAATTTATTGTTATGCCAATCATGTACAGATAATAAAATGGAGCCACGCTGGATTGTTATTTTGGCTGGAAGACAGTATGGTGCTGATCATGTCAAAGAAATCATAGCAAAAAAGAAATATATTGGTCCAGATATAACAGCATCTGAATTATTAATTTAATATACATATTAGGGTATAATTGTATTTATAATGAATACAACGAATTATCAGATATTAATAACTTTAATTGCCTCTGCAATTAGCGGAATAACTACTGCTCAATATGGGTATAGAAAAAATAAAAAAGATAAAGCTGCTATGCAGGCAGATAAAGCTCATGATTTATTATTAATTGAAGTAAAAGATCTTCAAATTAAGCTATATAAATTAGAAAAAGATTTAACTGAATGGAAAGAAAAGTATTTTGAAGCCCTTCAGGAATTAATTAAAGTTAAGGCTGAATTAGAAGGAACTATGGTTAAATTAAGTCATGTGGAAATACACAATAATGAGGACTAGCACTTCGAATTTATAAATAGTATACTGTTAGTATGACATGTATAGTAGCTATAGCGCAAAATGGTATTGTTTATATGGGATCAGACCATGCCGCATCAGACGATAAGTCTGGCTGGATCTTATCACGAAAAGAACCAAAGTGTTTTAAAGTTGGTCAATATGGAATTGCTTTTACAGATAGTTTTAGAATGGGTCAGATACTTCAGTACTCATGGGTTCCACCAAAGTATACTCCTACAAAAACTAATTCTGGATTAGATAAATTTATGAGAACAAAATTTGTAGATTCAGTTAAACAAGCATTTAAAGATAATGGATACGGATCTATAGGTTCACCATCTGATGAAGATACTGGCGGAATTTTTATTGTAGGTGTAGAAGGAAGAATATTTACAATCGATGAAGACTTTCATGTAGGAGAAAATGTTGTAAACTATATGGCTGAAGGAAGTGGCGGTCAAATAGCACTTGGAGCTTTGTATGCAACAAAGAATCAAAAAAATCCGAGGTTGCGTATTAAAACAGCATTAGAGGCAGCTACTGAATTTAATATGAGCGTGGCTGCACCCTATACTTACATTCAAGTTTAGTGTATAATTAGTATATGAAAACTGCTTTAGAAATACTTGCTACTGCACTTCTAGTCTATGTTTTTATATGGCTAAAGAGCAGATATTCTTTTGGAATTTACTATGTGGATAAAGTCGAAGAAGCAAAAGCAGTTATTCAAGAAGCATTAAGACCTAAAACAATTAATGATCTTAAACCAGAAAATTACAATCATGCTATGGATATAAGAGGAACACCAACTCATTTGTGTCCTTGCGGATGCAATATATGGAATATAAAGGTAATGTTTGAAGATTTTGAAATAGCAACTTACTTTTTAGATATGGAATGTGCAAACTGTGGCACTAGAGCAACAGCACCAACACTACTAGATAGAGAGAAAATGGAATGAGAAAGTCAGAAAGAATAAGGCAACTTGAATTTGCAGTAATAAGATTAGAAATGACAGTAGAGCTTTTAGGACTAAGTATTTCTAATTTGCTAGAGTCTCAGGGCATGGAAAAAGATGTATCTTTAGATGAAATTAACTCTTTAGATAACGGTAAATGGTACAAAAAGCCTAACGAAACCCCTTGACATTTTGCTTTTATTTAGTAGAATAAAGGCATGAATAAAAAACTAATAAGTGCGTTAATCGCAATCACACTAGCAATACCAACAACCGCACATGCTGCGGGAATAAAGAATCAAACAGATTCAACACCCTCTGTGGCAATCCTAGATACTGGAATTGACACTTCTTTACCTGCATTTAAGGGTAAGATTATTCAAGAAGTTTGTATTCTAGAATGGTCTAGTTGTCCAAATGGTACTTCTTTTCAAGAAGGTCCAGGGTCTGCATCTATGTCTCCAAATATTATTAATCTAAATGGATTTGATCATGGAACAATGATGGCATCTGTTTTTCTGGCAACAAATCCAAATGTTAATATTGTTTTTATTAAAATCATTGGAAATACGCCAATAGGTGTACGTCAACCTGCTGGTGAAGCAAGTGTATCAAATGCATTAAAGTGGGTTAAAGCAAATGCATCTAAGTATAATATTCAAGCAGTCACAATGTCTCAAGGAACGCATAGTGTAGGTGCAGCAGGTACAGATTATTGTCCTAAAACACCAGTTACTCAACAACTTATAAAGGATCTTATTTCGGTTGGAATTCCAAGTTTTTTCCCATCAGGAAATGGACGTGATTACACACGCATTGATTGGCCAGCATGCTTAGATGAATCTATTTCAGTTGGATATGTTGATCAACAAAATGAAATTTCAATATCTAGCAATAATGATGATGCTAAATTAGATTTCTTTGATCAAGGATTTTTTTCAATTGCTGGTCCAGGAAATGTACTTAAAAATATTTCAGGTTCATCTGCTGCAATTCAAGTTGCAGGAGCAAAATGGCTTAAGCTAAAGTCTGTAAAAACTGGTTATTCGTATGATCAGATTCTTTCAACTCTTCGTGCAACAGCCAAACCTACAGTTGGTCGTCAAGGAACATTTAATAAATTGATTGACATTAATGCTGCTTTAGCATATACTGTAAAAACATCAGGTCCAACTCCAGCAGAACTTGCAGCACAAAAAGCTGCTCTACAAGCTGAAGTAAATAAGTTAATCGCTGATGCAGAAACACAATATCAATTAGAAATTAAAGCAGCAGCAGACAAGCTTGCTGCATACAAAACAGCACAATTGGCTAGGTTAAATGGATAACAAAAAATTAACTGTATTAGAAGAAATAATTAAAGAAATCGGTGAAGAGCTATATCAAAAATGGTATAACGCACTTGCTATTGAAGATAGAACAGAAGAATCTTCAAAAGCGATGTCTGTTAATGCAGGAGAGACTGCAGTTTGGGTTATTCAAACATTTATGAATAAATTTAACAGTGCAGCAGATGAATTAAAGGATTCTTAATGATTCATATTGATGATGCTAATTTTGTTGAAACCATAAATCAGCATGACTTGATCTTAGTTGATTTCTGGGCAGAATGGTGTGGTCCTTGCAAAAGAATGTTGCCAATTCTAGAAGAAATAGATTTAGAAGAAAATATAGTGGTTTCAAAGTTAAATGTTGATGAGAATCCAATAAAATCAGCAGAATACTCTATTATTTCTATACCAACTATGGTACTATTTAAGTCTGGAATTCCAGTACACACAATTACTGGGGCAAAGCCCAAGCATGCTCTTTTAAAGGAGCTTTCTGAATGGATCTAAATTTTGATCAATGGATGAAATATGGGTTCGATAAGGGTTGGATTTCTGATGTATTTTGCGATACACATGAAGGTCCTCCATTAACAGATGAAGAACAGCAAGAATGGGATGAAGGCGGAGATCCGTGTTCGTTTCATGTAAAAGTAATAGAACTAGATTAAATTTCTGATTCAAAAGAATCAGAGGAAATAAGGAGAATAAATTAAATGAAGTCATTTAAGAAAATCGCAGTAGGCGTGGTTGCAGCTATGTCAATTGCAACAATCGTCGCTACACCTGCAAGTGCAGCAACAACAACTCTAACAGTAGGCGGATCATCAGTTTCAACTGGTCTTACGGCTGCAAATCCAGTTGTTTTGCCAGTACCAGCAGATAACTCTGTTGATTCAGCAGATGCTCTAAAGATTGCCCTAACAGGACTAGATACTGGAACAGTTGTTTCAGCAGTTGCATCAAATGCATCAATCGTACCAGCACTTGCAACAGTATCAACACCAGTAACTGCATCAGCAGGTACAACATCTCTTTCAATTAACACAGGAACTGGCACTAGTGCTGATTTTTATGTGTTTACAAAGACAGTAACCCCAGGGACAGTAGTTGTTACAATTGGCGGAAATACAACAACATATTATGTTAAAGGATCAGCTGGAGCAGCATACAATCTTTCAGTTGTAGCAGCAGATACAGCAAATGTATCATCAATTAACAAGGTATATGTAAAGACAACAGATGCCTTTGGTAATCCAGTTGTTACATCAACACCAGCAGTTACCGTAATTGGAGCAACAGCGGGTTCAGTTTCTGTATCAGATACAGCAACAGGAACATTTGTATTTGACCTAACAGCACCAGCAACAACAGGAAATGCAGCGTTTACTGCAGCAATTACAGCAACAGATGTTACTGGTTTTGCAGCAGCAGCAAAGTCTGCAACTAAGTTTGTTGCAATTACAAGTGTAGCAGATGCACTAGCATTAGCTAATGCACAAATTGCTTCATTGACTGCACAACTTGCAGCTGAGAAGACAGCTCGTGCAGCAGACAAGGCAGCAGCAGACTCTGCAACAGCAGCAGCAAAGGCTGCAACAGATCTTGCAGCAGCAGCATATAAGGCGGAGTACAATGCTCTTGCTACAAAGTGGAATAAGGCTCATCCAAAGGCCAAGGTTGCACTTAAGAAGTAAATAACTTCAATTAAAGGGGCAGGACTTAGGTCTTGCCCCTTTAATATTTAAATGATAAAATTATTAATGAACAAAGGATATAAATGAGATTTCATTGGATGAATAGAGGCGGAGTATCTTCAATAAAAGATATTGAATCGCTATCAAAAGTGGTAGATTATTATGGATATCATTCAATGCTACTTGTCTATCATTCAAAAATATCAGATAATTTAGTAAAAGTAGCAAGAGCAATGTCCAAAGACCAAAAGATTAAATATATGATTGCTATAAGAACTTATGCTATAAGTCCAGAATATATGGCTATGATATGTCAGTCATTTAATGAAATGATTCCTAATAAATTAATGTTAAATATAGTATCTGGTGATATACATAATGAAGAAACAAGTTTAGACGATTTAATTATGATTAGTGATTTAGTTGATACTCCAGAAAAAAGATTAGAATATACAGATCAATGGATTAATAAATTTATTAAAATGAAAATTCTTGAATCTGTCCCAGAAATTGTAATGGGTGGACATTCTAAAAAAACTAGAGAGATGGCAAATAAATATAATGCTACTCATTTAGGAATGGTAAATTCTCATGTGGATTACATGGAATCAAACCCAGAAGTAATAAATTCAAAGCAAATGGTAAGCATTTCATTTGTAGTTAGAGATACACAAGAAGAAGCAGATTTATTTGCTTTAGAAAATTTAGACAATAGTCAAAAACATTGGACATTTTGTGGCACTAAAGACAAAATTTTAAAAACTATTGCAGAATTAAAGGAAATTGGAGTAACTGATTTGATAATAAGTGGTCACTCAAAAGATGATCATTTGTCATTAGTTCATGATATAATTAGAGAGTTAGTGGAGGTTTAAAATGGACTCAAAGAAAAAAAGTATATTTAAAACTGTTACTTGGTATGCAGCTCATTTAGTTGTGGCTGGAACAGTAGCTTTAGCAGTAACTCATAGCGTTAGAATGTCAGCAATACTTGCTTCTGCAGAAATTGTTTGGGAAGCATTCCTCTTTTATGGTCATGAAAGAGTTTGGGCAAAGTTTGGACATAAGGTTAATTAATGGGAAAACATCATAATAAAATTGCAAAAGCTTTAGAAATTAGAATTGCAAATATGCCTAAAGGTGCTGGATTTAAAAAACCAGGATCTATGAATAAAAAGAAAACTGGCTATAGAGGCGTGAAAGCAAATAACGCAAAATAATGTTTGGCGATAAATGTGAAGTAAGTAATTGTGGTAAACCAGCAAAACATATAGGTGCACTACCAGAATCTGGCATTATAGACATGTGTGCAGATTGTTATAATAGATTATATAAGAGATAATGAAAAAAAATATTACAAATATATCAGATGAGATATATTTAATTAATAATTTTATATCTAATGAATCTGCTAAATATATGTCTGAAGTTTTTAATAAACATTTAATAGAGACAGATAGAGAAAATGTTTTAGGAGGACCATCTTCAGATGGGTTTACTCCATTAGAATGGATAGGCGAATATAAAGATAATGATGAATTTAATGTAGCAATAGACCTTTTAAATGGAATTACATCAGCCATGGCTGGTGTCCTATCAGAAAAATATAAAATGCAATTAAGGTGTAAACAATCATTTTTTGGAGCTATGATGGTGGGATCCAACAATGATCTACACATGGATAATTATAGAATTAAAAAGGATGGGTCTATAGTACCCAGAGAAAATAACGAAAAAGATGTATCTGGAATACTTTATTTAAGTGATTCCTATACTGGCGGAATGCTTGAGTTCCCAAATCAAAATATTTCAATTAAACCCGACCCTGGATCATTTATTTTTTTTGTGGGGGATACAGATAAGCCGCATAGGGTTACAGAGGTAGAATCTGGCATTAGAAATGTATATATTACTTTTTTTGAACCAGTCAACTAGATTTAAAAAGTGATATAATAGTCTTATGAGCGGATTACTAGTCCCGCTTAAATAAACACCTATAGGAGAAATAAAATGACAGACGGTATCAATTTGGACGGTTTCACAGCAAATCGTTCATCAAGAGTACAACATAATATTAACGCACATTACTCAGACAACACAGGATCAGCATTTGCTGCTTCTGATGTTTCTGCACAAGGTAATGCAGGATTAAATCAAGAAGGATCATCTGCACAACTTCCATTGTCAGGTCCAGATTTTTCAGATAGCATTGTAGGTAATATCTAATGACAACACCTACAACACCTACACCAGTAACACCTACAACCCCAGCACCTACAACTCCAGCTCCAGTAACACCTCCAGCAGCACCTGCTGAAGTATCTAGAGCAGACTTTTGGGCAGCTCATTGGGAAAATAGAGGCGTCTAATGTGCACGATGTGCGGATGTGGAATGTCTGGAAATTCTGGAGATATGAAATCACCAGATATGCCAATGATGACAGTTTCAGATATTTTTAATACATCTATGATGAACAATCAAGTGATGACAAATTCAATTAATATAACTCCAGAAGTTTCAAATAGAACAGGAATGGAATCTGTTAATTCAAATGGTGCTATTAGAAGCTAATATGTTTAATAATATTTTAGATAATCAACAACCAATGATTGTAATAACAGATATGTTCGGGGCAGATCTTGACTCTGCAACAGAAAGCGGATTAACCGATAGAGACGCAACGTCTACATTCGTATCAACTGGAGATGTAAAAAACGATAATGACTGATAGCTTTAAAAAAGATGATGGTACTGGCATGACTCCACCGCCAAATAGTGGTGCGGCAGCGGGTGCTGTTACAAGTAGAGAAGCAACAAGAAAAAATCCCAGACAGGGATTAAAAATTGATCGAAATAAACATGGAATTAGACGAGAAACAAGTACAGTTCCAAGACCGCCTAAAAAAACAGGTAGAAAAAAAGTATAAATATCTATTGCTAATATGTCCCTTATATAGTATACTACTATGTAGGGGATATATTTTTTAACGAGTAGAGAGAAATGAAATGATTATTCAAGTAATTGGACTTCCAGGTGCTGGAAAAACAACATATGCCAAAGAATTGGCGGATAGAATTAATGCTATACATTTAAATGCAGATGAAGTTAGAGCTGAATTAAATAGTGATCTAGGATTTACAAATGAAGATAGGATTGAGCAAGCACGTAGAATGGGAGCTCTTTCTAGACTTCTTGCAAAACAAGGGCATCATGTTGTTGTAGATTTTATTAATCCAACAAGTGAAACAAGAGCAGCTTTTGGAAAGCCAGATAAGATTGTTTGGATGAACAGAAAGCCAGTACGTGATTTTCCAAATACGACAGCAATTTGGGAAAATCCAAAAGAGTTTGATTTAGTTTTTGATGATTTAATTGAATATGAAACAGCAGCAAGGGTATCCTGTATAGATTTTGGACTGCATGACTGGCGTAAACCAACTACATTAATGCTAGGAAGATATCAGCCTTGGCATGAAGGGCATCATGCTCTTTATGAAGAGGCGCAGAATAGAACTGATCAAGTAATGCTTGGTGTAAGAAATACAAAGGGGACAAGTTCAAAAGACCCATTAACATTTGATGAAGTAAAAGGATATATATCTCAAGATCCATATATGGATAAAGCTATGGTAATTAAAATGCCTAACATAACTAATATAGTTTATGGTCGTGATGTAGGATATAAGATTGAACAAATTAAGTTAGGAGAAGAAATTGAAGCTATTAGTGCTACTGAAAAACGCAAGCAAATGGGTATTTAATCAGTTTGAAAAATCTGGTAAAGCAATTTCTGATGCAGAAGAAAGACTTTATTTTGATGAAACTCCAGCAACAGAAATTAACTGGGCGTCTCACGCCAGATCTTTAGCAAAAGCTGTAAGTTGGAGGTTTTTTGGAAACTTAATTTCTTTTATTATAATTTTTGAATTAACACATGATGGCAAACTTGCTTTGGCTGCTTCTGGTATAGAATTAGTTGTTAAAATAATTTTATACTATTATCATGAAAGAGTTTGGAATAAAATTAAATGGGGCAGAAAAGATGATGGAGTTTAATTGGATATTAAATTCTGGATTATCAGTATCCGATAGGTCTATACTCATAAAAGATTTAGAAAGATTTGGCTATAACTCAGTTATGCTTGCCTTTAATCAAGGCAACGTAGATCCATTTATTAATGCAACAAATTTAATGCAGTATTCAAAGAAATTAAATTTTATAATAGCATTAAGAACATATGCTTTGACAGCTACTTATTGTGCAATGCAATGTAGAGCATTTGAAGAAATAGATGGAAGACAACCAATTTTAAATTTGATTAATGGTACAGCTGATCAAGATCAAGAGCTTTTTAATTTAAAAACTAAAAGCATTCAAGAAAGAAGACTCCATACAAGAAAGTTTGCAGAAGACCTAAAATCTCAATGCAATGCAATAATTGGTTTTGGTGGAAGTTCTGATCAGACCATAAAAAATGTTATTGATTTAGGAGAAATAAGTTTTAATTTATCTTCTGATATTAATAATGAAATTATTGATAATTTAAATAAAAATAATAAAAAGCTTATAGTTAGATATTTTGTTACTGTTACAGATGAACTTGTAGATCAAAAAATTATACATGCAAAATTAACCGCAGATACAGTAGGAGATGATGGCCCATATAAAATTGAAGATAGATTAAATAATAATTCTATATACGGTACAGAAAAAGAAATTGCAAACTTTTTTATTAATCAATATAAAAAGGGAATCAAAAGTTTTATTATATCGGCGCATGATCAAAACAATATTAATGAGATAAGGAAAGTTCATAGTGTCATTTCATTAATAAGAAAGATGGGGTACTAATGTTTAAACAATTTACATTACAACAACATGAATCTTATAATGTATCTGAGATATTTGATATTGTTTCAAAATTTAAATCTGAGTGGCTAGAAGACACATCTAGACAGGAGGGCACCATACATCATTGGAGAACTTACTCTTATCACCTGACATGGTACCCGCTTTCCTGGGTTCCAGGAGAAGAATATGTGCCGTCTTATCTGTGTAATAATAAAAAGTTATGGGATCTTATTGATGTAATTATAAAAGATTTAGAAATTAAAAATGATGGAAGAGTAGGTAGAGCAACATTAGTTAATTTACCAGCTAATCAGCTTGTCACACCGCATTATGATAAAGCATTATATACGCATGTTATAAAAAGATTTCACATTCCAATTATTACTAATGATAGAACTTTATTTAGTGTAGATGATCAGCATGTAAATATGAAAACTGGAGAATGCTGGAGAGTAAATAATAAATTATTGCACGGTGTTTATAATTTTGGAGATACAGACAGAGTGCATTTAATGATAGATATTATTCCAAATGAGTTGATAGGCGATAAAAAATATACTGGAGATCCATATTAATGTGCAAACAATGTGGTTCCTGCTCTAAGGAACATGGGTTTAGCATAGATGATGCCGTTGATGAAGTGGATGGTATGATAGTAATATGAGACGTCTTTTAAACAATGTATATACCTTTTTGCCCAAAATGTATCAAGGGGCAGAAGTAAAAGAATTTGATAAAGCAATTGATTTAACAATACATACTAAAGCACCAGGAAAATGGCTACTGATCGATTTAGAGACGGGTCAAGAATATATAGGTGATGAAACTCCAAATCAGTATGGCAGATGGAAAAGATTAAAAGATAAATATGAATGAACCAGTCTGGTGGATCAAATTAAAAAATAGGGCAAAATGGTTTGATAACCATACAGGAACGTTAGAGTATATTCAAATAATGAATGATTTTGATGTTACTGTAAATTTATCTGCAACATCTGAATACGTATGTGGGGTTTGTGCTGCAAAGATCAAGGCAGGTAGAATATATGAGCATATTAACCTACACAAATGAGATAAAATATAGTATACTATACATATGATAATCAATTTAATTAAATCTATTAAATGCAAATTTGTAGGGCACAGCTTAAAGCTTGCTGGCTCATGTCCGTTTACGGGATCAACATATGATTACTGTGAAAAATGTAATGCAATGGTTCCTAGAGAGGTAGCAAATGATTAATGTAATTAAAAGAGATAACGGAATCTGGGAATACAATAATGTGATAGAAAGCCCAGAAATAATTTTATCAGACTTATTAGCTAATTCATGGTGGTCAGATTATACAAATACTGGCGGAGGCGAAACAGTAAAAGGAAGACATACATCTATAGGTGAGGATAGCCCAACATATTCCGTAATCCTAGAAGCATTTGAAAAAAATATTCAACAATATATATCTGAAAATAATGTAGATATATCAATTAATAATATGGGCAAGGGGTATTGGGGAGTAAGAGAATATCAACCAGAGACATACATGACACCTCATGCTGATATCTATGGTTTTGTAAAAGAAAATGGAAATCCTTCAATTCCAGTTATAACAGCTTTGCTATATTTAAACGATGAATATGAAGGTGGACAGCTCTCTTTTCCAGACGATAAGCTTATGATTAAGCCAGCAAAAGGATCTATGATCATTTTCCCAAGTAGGTTAGTTCATGGCGTAGAATTGATTTCTGGTGGTAATAGATACCTTACAGCAACATATGTTTACGATAAAGATTTTTCAGTTTACGATAAAGATTAAATTATGACTATTACACTTGATGCTTTTTGTGTTATTTGTAATAAAAATGTATTAGGAAAACTAACAGAAATGATAGTTTTAGATTCAGGAAAATGGCTATATAAGGGTGAGTGCCCTAATTGCTTTTATGAAATTAAAAGAATTATGCCTAAAGTAAAGGAAAATGATGTCAATATATAACTACAGTTTTACAGATAATAACAATAACGAGGTATCTTTATCTCAATTTAAAGATAAGGTAATCCTTATTGTAAATGTAGCAAGTAAATGTGGATTTACTTCACACTATAGCGGTCTTCAAAAGCTTTATGATAATTATGGAGACAAAGGGCTTGTTGTTATTGGATTCCCATCCAATCAATTTGGGCAACAAGAGCCAGGAACTGACGAAGAAATTAGAGAGTTCTGTTCAACTAATTACAATGTCACATTCCCTATGTCTAAAAAGATTGATGTAATAGGTGATAACGCCCACCCGATATTTAAATATTTAGAACAAGTTACTGGACACCCAGTTCCTTGGAACTTTACTAAGTTTATTATTAATAAAGAAGAAGCAAATGAGTCAATTGTTGATAATTCTCCAGAAACACATCCAGAATCTCTTGAAATATCATTAAGATATATGCTTGGATTAGATAAGTAAAATGATGAGGCCTGTTCATGACATTGGATCAATAGGAATTTATATTGAAGATTGCTTTGATCAGGATATTATTGATAAATTAATTTCATTAAGTAATGAAGCTAAAGATAAAAAGTTTGTTAGACATGCATCTAAAGTTTTAATTGATTCAAAAGATCAAAGAGATTTAATTAAAAAAGTAGATGAAACTGTAATTAATGCAATTCAATTATTTTTTGATAAAACTAATAGAAATATATCTGATTACATAAGGTATCATAATATAGAAATAGAAATTCTTACGTGGAAACCAAATGTAAATATTGGGCTGCATGTAGATACAGTACTATACGATGATCTTGAAGTTGTTAGTCCTAGACCAGATATGACAATTTTATTTTATTTATCTTCAGACTACGAGGGTGGCGAGATAGAATTTCCAGATCATTCTTTAAAAATAAAACCCCAAGCTGGCAGCATAATCATATTTAAAGCAGATACTCCTCATCTAGTTAATGCTGTATCAAGTGGGCGAAGAATGACATCTATGGCAAATCTTTATCTTAAATCAAGAAAAGATATTGTTCAATTAGATGAGAATAGAATTAATTAATGAATAAAGTTTATCAAGTTAAAAATTTTATATCTCAAGAACAAATTGAGACAATTATCAGTGGGTTTAAAGCATTAAAGATAGAAACTAATGATCCATATGTGAAAACATTTAATGGTTCATTTATATCTTTACCGCAATCTTTTTTAGATCAATCTTTAATAGTGAGAAGCAGTCAAGAGCTATCTTTATCTGATGAAGATTATGTAAAATATTTAAATGCTAATAAAGTTTTAAATAAAATTTTAACTAAACAATTAGAATTAATTAAAGATACATATCAAAATAACATTAGGCAAAGATTTTTAAATTACGTAGTTACTGAAACAGGCGGCGGGTATGATGGATATCATACAGACTCTGCATCTGATTCAGGAGAACCTAGAATGCCTCAAGGCATGGATCCAGCTATATGGGATAAGATAGATGGCAGATGGAACGATTCAGGCAGATATTGGTATTCGGCAATACTTTATTTGAATAGTGATTATAATGGTGGAGAAATTGAATTTTTAGACTATATTAAAATAAAACCAGAGGCTGGGGAATTAGTTTATTTTATAGGAGATAAAGATACTCAACATGGCGTAAGAAAAGTTTTGTCTGGAGAAAGACATGCATTGATATCATTCTATTGGGATGATATGTCGTATAATATGTATAAAGATTTATTGGAGGAATAATGGAAAAGTTTTCACCAGTTCAGGAATTGGGAACAGTAGGCATTTTAGTAAGCAATTGCTTACAAGATAATGAATCTTTAATTAAAGGATTAAATCATAAAGAATGGCTAAGAGAAGTAAGGTCTAACAGCGAAGAGATAGGATCCAAGGCTTATGTTTATGACCTTGAAGATAAAGAAATATATGATACATTACACTATGCCATGACATATGCTGCTAAAATGTTTTTAGATAAAACAAATAGAAGCATTCTTGATTATGAAAAAAGATATGATAATTATAAGATATTTAAATGGTCAACTCCAATGGATGGGATGGGGGCACATCCCGACAGATGGATGGAAGACGGTGGGGAAGTAGTTCCAGATATTACTTTAGTAATGTATTTAACGGGAGATTTTGAAGGTGGAGAGTTATTATTTCCTGAATTAAATCAAAACATTAAACCAAAAGCTGGGGATATTGTTGTTTTTGATTCTTCAACAATGCATGGAGTTGCATCAGTTTTAAATGGAAGAAGAATTACAACACAATTATTTTTATTTAAAAAATCATTAACGGGAGTAAAATAATGAAATCTACTAAATTAGCTGATGAAGTATGGTATTTTGAAGATGCAATTGATGATGCTGATGAGTTCTTAGAATCTTTGAAAGAGTGGGAACCTAATCCAAATCAAGAATACATGGTGTCCTCAATCATATCAACCAAAGAATATCTTAATCTAACAGATGAATCAATCTTTAAATGTTTAGATATATGGTATAAAAACCATGAAACAATGGATCCAACTAAATATAAAGTATGCAAAAGAACTCATATATATAAAAGAGGTGCAGGTAAAGGGTATGGACCGCACACTGATTTTAATCGAATGCCAGACGGTACATATGAACAGGTGACAGCAACGATATTAGCGTATCTTTGTGATCCAGAAGGATACGAGGGCGGAGAGATATACTTCCCAGATTATGATGTTACAATTAAACCAAAGCTAGGTAGTGTAGTTATATTTGGTAATAAGGTAAAGCATGGAGTCAATGATGTGTTGTCTGGCACAAGAGCAATTGCAAGCGTTTTTCTTGTAAAGAATCGTATATTTTATCAAGAGATGGGTGCAGATGATCCCAAAAATCCTACTGAAGAAGAAAAAAATAAATTCCATATGTGGGTTCCACAATATGAAGAAAAAAATGCTAATGTCGACTTTTCTAAACTAATTAAAGATACAGAATAATCATTGACTAGATTTTAGCATTATAGTATACTAACTATATGAGTGAGCCAAAGATTATGCGTATGGACTGGCGGTCATTAGGTTATTGGCCAGTATATAAAGATGGCAGATTAGAGTGGGAAAATGATTCAGATAATGAATGATATTAAAACTCAAGCGGGAAAAGATATGTTTAAGTATTTTAACGATAACTATGGCTCTTCAGTATGGGGCAAAGTATTAGAGGGAATTAGGGCTATTGAAAAGGAATTCGAGTAATGCCAATTCATGTACCAATTTATATCAACAACAAGTTAATTAAAACTTATCATATTGGGAGGGTAGAGGGAGATGCTGATCCAGATTCTATCAATAAATATTTAATTGTTGAAGATGACCAACTTTGGCAGGTAGGTAAAGAATTTACCCATAGGTATGGAGATGGCGTAGAAGTATGTATAGCAAAAGGGTTTCAGGCGATTGAGAAGGAGTTGCAATGATTGATTGGTTAGTTAAACGTATATTTAGTTATAAACCATTATATGAAGCGGTTATGAATGAAGCAGAGCTATATAAAGAAATAAATAGAAGGCTTAAAGATGATACACCTGGCTCAGCATATTGGAACGATGTAGATGGCTGGCGATCATGGACATACAGCAAAGAACGAAATAAGTATTACTTTAATGACATCCCAGAAGAATATCTGGGAGATGCAATTAATTATACATTCGAGTCAATAGGGCCTGAATTTGATATAGATGAGGTATGGTAATGATCAAACCTATTGGAGCTATGCTCCTTATTAAAAAGATTGAAACAGGGGAAAAAACCACGGCTACTGGATTAGTTATATCTGCAGCATTTTCAGATCAAGGTCCCAGTAGAGGCATAGTGGTTGATATGGGTGATGGAGAATATAACTATAAGGGTGATCTAATTCCTATTAATGGAATTGATATTGATGATACAGTGTTTTTTCCAGAGCATTCGGGTACTGAAATTGAAGATGATGATGGCACTAAATATCTGTTGCTTAATGCTAAGAATGTGTTAGCTCTTAAAAAATAAATAATAACTGCGTGTGTTGCATAATGGTAGTGCTCCTTCCTTCCAAGTAGGTGGCGCAGGTTCGATTCCTGTCACACGCTCTCGAAGTATAGATCTGAACAATTTGTACAAAGATAGTGATTACTGATAAAATGTTCTACCTGCATCATACGAAGTGGTTCAGCACGATGGAGATTGCTCTGCGGAAGTAGATAGGTAATTACAGTCAGCGGGAATTCCCACGGCTGACATTGCGTCAATAGCCCAACTGGTAGAGGCGTTAGTCTTAGGAACTAATGGTTGTAGGTTCGAGTCCTACTTGATGCACGATATTAAGGTTGCGTTGCAGGTGAATAGACTGACTCCCGACGGGGACAACTGGAGGTCAACGAGCTTATGTAAAGCCTCATATATCAGATTAGTAAGTTAGTCTGCTCGTAGACTTATTAATCACTTAGGGTCTAAGTGTTACGGAAGCACTACCGTCTCCAAAGCGGTAAGCCTAGGTTCGACTCCTAGAGACTCTGCGAGGAACATTTGTATGGATGCTCGTTGGTTAGCAAGCCCAGCAAATATGTAGCGGAACCTGCAGGACGGCTACACGGTGTTGTCAGAGCACTCGGTTACTAGACCTTACAGTGTGGTGAAAGATAAACTGATCTGACTATTCTCCTCTCGTCTAACGGTAGGACTCCAGGTTTTGGTCCTGGCTATTGAGGTTCGAATCCTTGGGGGAGAGCTATTTAGTTATTAATATATAATGCAATTTATGCAATATAGATCGCAATTAGTGAACGCAAAAAGTGAAAAAGTGCGGCGGTAGAGAGGATATATGAATTCAGACCATTTTGATAGAGAATTCGATCTGGAGCAGATAATTCATCGAATTAGTCAAGAAGATAGACAATTACTAGATAGATTAGCAAATGAGGCGGGAACGCCAGAAGGTGTATAATTATCCTATAAGGCATTATAATACCTTAACTTGATTAGAATAGAGTCAATATGACCAAGATGTGTGATGGATGTTCAATCCAGAAGAATAGAGATGAATGGGCTAAATACCCAGATATGCTGGATCTATGCAAACTGTGCCAATCTTTCCAGAAATCGATAGAACATACCATAGAAGAAGCTCAGAAGATGCTGGATAAAACTGCACAGATGAGCAAGAAATTAGATCCAAACAAGAGCTAACTCCTATATCCCCCTCCCATTTATCTCCTCTCTAAGAGCCCTTAGAAGGCTTATAATGTGGAGTAAAGTGGAGCATAGTGGAGAATTTATACTCTAGATTATATTCCATTTACTATAGTTATATCTATTTAATTATATCTATGTAATTGAGCATGGCATAAGATGGCCGTAATGTCAATAGCCCAAATTTGCAGCATATTGATCCATATTTGTCAATAGATTTCATAGAAAATTTTGATCTATTTTGCCATATTCTCTACAGATTTGTCGACATTTATAATGTATATTAGATTATTCTGACATATTCTGTAGCAAATTTCAGGGATTTTGTCAAGCCTTCGTAAATGCAAAAATTTGCCCACAACTTCAGGGATTTTGATCATGTATCGTAAATAGGAAATTTGGCCCATATGCCCACACATACAAAAATATCCACAGGCTGTGGATAAACCTGTGGATATCTTGGGCTATATATGTTTATCTATATAACCAGGCATTCGTCTCTCATTGTATATGCCTTAATTGAATGGATCTTTATCTTCCCGCCATCCAAATGTATGTTGTCTTACTTCTTCCCGCTTTGGAACTATATAAGTTCTGGAGGGAAGCTTTAGATTATTTAATTGTACATTCTCTTGGTATGCTTTAATGCATTCATTTAATTCATTAGCCAACATTATTCCTTCAGATGTATAACCATGAACTCCATGTTTCTTAGATTGTTCAGATATGATAGATACAACCATTTCCATGATTCGGTCAATTGTGTACATTGGCTGTTCCGCCAAATATCGACCAAAGATTGTTGGATTAAACCAATGTGACTCTGTTAGATTAACTAATGATTCTGCTACCTTGATTTCAGGTGTCTTACTCATATCCGCCTCCGCCTCTAGAACCTGCTATTGTATCAAAAAAGAAAGGGGAGGTCAAGGACCAACGATTCCCTGACCCCCCAGGAACTTACTTAGCCTTTGCTGCTGGTACTTCCTTGGTGAAGGTCACGCCTGCCTTCTCAGCTTCCTGGAGAGCTACCTTAGCTGCACCTGAGAAACGACCACGAGCTCCAACTGTAATGCCCTTTGACTTAAGATATTCACGCTTTGTTGCCATTTGATAATCCCCTTTCAAGAGATAGTTATTGTTTATTTATTATATCAACTATTCACAATTTTGTAAATAGTTTTCAGGCTATTTTACTACTTACCGTAAGGAAAAATTTTGGCCCCTACTGATCGATACTTCCCATTCGATCCTTAATTAATTTAGCAATCATATTATGTGCTTCGATATTTTCAGTTTCGCTGCCACCCCACAAAAGTTTTTGAGCATCAGATAAAACCTTATTTACATATGCATCTGTTGTTGTCATTCTTCTTCCTCCTCTTCATATTCCTCAATGATTGATTGATCAATCATCCAGTCACGTACAGCCTCATATAGATCCTCTGTTCCATACTCTAGCGAAAAGCCATTCTTGTCAGCCTGCGTCCAAAATAGTTCCCACATTTCTTCTATGTCCATAGTCAAGCAATAGTCAGGTTCTCCGCCTCCTTGCATGTCCTCATGAATCTGTTTGGCAACATCCCACACCCACACCCATACCAGGGGTTGGCCCACAGGAAGTTCTCCAATACTATCAATGATTGCTGTGATGTCTCTATATACATCCTTCATACGTGTTTTCTCTAATAGATCCATTATTCTTTTTCTCCAATCGCAAATGATAGGTCATATGTTAACTTGTATAGAGAGGTCAGAGTATCTAGTACTCCCTCCGCCCTTGTGCGGTCCATAGAAAGCATTGCGTCAGAGTAGTCGCCTTCCTCTTCCTCAGTTGCAATCTCTGTCAACTCTTGCTCAGCAATGAGCATTAGATTCTTTAGTTCTCCGTGCATGATGTCAAGGCCTGATACTCCTGCATTGACCATGCGTTGCAAATGGGGCGGAAGCCCAATGTCTTCTGAGTTCATATTATTTCCTTTCGTTTGAAGACGTTAGTATATCACGAGCCACTGACAATAAGTGGCGGGTAGCAATGAGTTCTCCTGTATTATTCATATCAGTTATCTCTAATTCCTCATACTCATCAGAATCATAATCACCATCAAATGAATCCATCATATCTTGAAGCTTTTCAGCATCTTGTAATAGACTAATCTCATGTAGTTCCATATAAACGATCATTTGATTTAACATTACTGTCCCCAATACTCTTGAATTAAATTCATAGCCATATGGATATTACAATCACAATCTCCACCATTCATATTTTCCATGAATTCAATATGTGAATAGTTATCCTCATATATTGCTGTAACTAATTCATCTATTGTGTATGGTTTATAATCTGTTTCCATTATGCCTCCGCCTTTACTAAATGTCCGTGAATTGAGCATTCTGCTAATGAATCCATGTCGGCTTCACCTGTGTAATTACAATCAGAGCATAGTTGATTTTCGCATTCTTCGCAATACTCTAGAGTGTCTATTGAATCACAGTCTTTACATTTAGTTTCATATTCATTTTGGCTAATCATTTGACCACGCAAGAATTCAATTTCTCCACCCCAACCTGTTTCTTCTTCATAAGATAAAGTCATAAGTAGATTAGGATATTGTGCAGAAAGTTTTTCAATTGCAGGAAGAGGTGGAGCCCATGCAGTATTAAAGTTATAATAAACTACTTTGTTATCTCCATTGTCTACAGGACCTTCCATATATGTCTCAGGATATTTTTCATCCTCTGCTACGGCTACATCCCATTTGGTTCCCCATTCACGATTATTAAATGAATACCAAGACATATCGGTCTCTGCTTGCTTCATTGTGTCTGCCCACCAATTAGGGTCGTTGACATCAAGTTCAGAACGCTTAGGCTGTGCCTTGTATGCTTCAAGGTCGGTGGGAGCAATAATGTTGCGGAAACTAAAGATAGGATTAACATACTTACGTTGTTTAATACCAAAAGCCAAATCACCATTAGATTCAATATAATCTACAAATGGCTTATTCATTTGTTCAACCAATTTTTCTACTTGGTCAGGGTTACCTTCAATTGTTAATCCGTTATAACACCAATTTGGCATTTTATATCCTTTCGTTGATATAAGAGAATTATACATTGGACCACTGACAAATAGAATAGGAAATGCCTGTGATGCTCACCACATTGATCGATTCCGATCTCATATTGTGAAATTTCAGGGTTTTATACTTGACATCGTAAATAAAATTTATTACCCTTATTCTTTTGCGGGCAAAATAAAACCCCCCCAGGATCAGCTGGGGGGTTATGAATATGGCTGCTAGATTTCCAACGAAAGAAATAAACCGCTTTACTTAGCACCTGGCCCGTAGACTAATTAGGTGCACCATTTCATTTCTCATTAAAACCAAGACCATAGGTCCTGAATTAATTATACCATAGCAGGCTCTTCTAGTTGACTGTATTTATTTACAAATACATCCAAGGATGTTTTAAATACTTCGGTCTCCATGTCTTCCTCAAACAATGTAAATGTTTGTTCGGTCCAATTAATAACAGGCACCTTGTGCTCGTTGTCTGCAATTGTATTTACATAAATACCCCAACCTGTTTGGCTAGGCCATTCATCATTAATCAATTGACTAATAGCAATACGTGTTGCATAACCTTCGTCGGTCCAGCGAGGACGTGCTGCCTCTACAGCATTTGCTAAATTTTCTAGCATTCTGTGTCCAGCCCAGTGTCCATACAGATAGACGGTGTCACCCTTGCTATCTTTAAAACCAAAGTTTGCTCTATCTCCCATTTTATTCCGCCATTTCTTTTTCGTAGTTGAGTAATTGTATCATCTCGTGGGCCCAGTCGACAAGTACTTCGCCCTGTGCATTTTTATGATGTCCACAAAAATAAAGAGACATGCTGTCTTTTTTTGCTTCCCACATAGCTTGTGCTGCACATTGATCACACTTAAGCCATTCAGTCATTAGAGTTGATTCCCTTCAATCATTTCCGAAAGTCTATCTAAAATCCAAGAATCAATATCTGCGATATCAATCTCTGATAGCTTCTCCATAATTTCTTCACGAGCAAATTTATACCCGTCTTGAAATCCATCTCTATAGTCTGACATGTTATCTCCTAATATCCTGTCGCTTCTTTTTCTGACCAGTAAGATTCTGTTAAACCATACTTATCACGAATGCGACTTACTTTCTCAATGCTACCAGTTCCGATGTTGAATGTCAATGGTCCACATTGCTCTGGGTCTAATCCAATTAACTCCGCATCCCAGATAGCCCTCGCAAAGGCTACCTGAGATGGAGCGGTAAGTTCAAAGTACATTAGTAGGCACCCTCTTCAACACGGTCAATCTCAAAATTATTGACTGCCATCTCTGATGCATATGAATCAACAGTTAGATTAGAAGAAACAAAGTCTTCGATACCATCAAAGTCACCTGTTAAATCAACTTCAACAGTTGCATCAACACGAACCCAAACAGTAATTTCGATTTCCTTAGTTAGTGGAACATCGAACATCTCTGCAATTTCAGCCAATGATTCTTGGTCTGATGAATCAGCATAGTTCTCTTCAAGAAATGTACGAAGTTGTGATTCTTTTTTGTACCATTCATTTTGCTTGTTTGTTAAATTCTTGTTCTGCCAAACCATATGACGAATATCTGATTCAGTATATGTCTTTGTAGTTACGACGTCGTTCTCGACCCAATCAAGAGTCATGACCTGTGGTGTTGTTTCCATTTGTTCCTCTTTCGTTGTTGTTGGTTGTATTGTAGCATCATCCACTGACAATAATGTGGTATTTGAACCACAGACGCATGTGAAACTGGTCACATCATTAAATGTATAACCAGCCTGCAATGTATATTCAATTAAAGCATCGCATTCGCTATTGCATACGAATGTATACTTGGTCCATTTTGTCATAGGCGATATTGTACACCAGCCCACTGACATTTACAAGGATCTTCCAGGGGTTTTTATTACGTGTCGTATGAGATACATCACACCCCTACATATGGGGGCATCGATCAAGCTTTGTCAACTCGACACGCTGGCGATTCCGACGGGACTTGAACCCGCAACCTCTACCGTGACAGGGTAGCGATCTAACCAATTGATCTACGGAATCTCGAAGAGTAGCGGGGC